ATTATCGCCTTTAATATGTAGTATTTTAAACACGCCAGAAATGCAGCGTCTTCGTGACGTAAAGCAACTGGGTGCTACTTATTTCGTATTTCCTAGCGCAAATCACAGTCGGTTAGAACATTCACTTGGCGTCTGTCATTTGGCGGGTATTATGGGAAAAAATCTACAAAAAAAACATCCCGAGCTGGATATAACAGATCGTTTTATTGAACTTCTGAAAATTTCCGGTTTAATTCATGATATTGGACACGGACCTTTCAGTCATTTATATGATAATTATGTGAAACGTTATGACGAACCGGAACACGAGGAAAGAGGTTTAATTATATTTAACAGAATTGTAAAAAGAGAAAAAATAAAATTAACAGAAGAAGAAATAACAACAATACACAAAATGGTTAATCCAACTGGTAGAGATATTTACGATTGGAAATACCAAATTATAGCAAATAAATCATGTCAAATCGACGTTGACAAAATTGACTATATTTTAAGAGACTCGTTTCACCTAGGCATACCTCATTCGGGAGAGTTTAAAAAATTACTAGAAGACGTTCGTTTAAACCAAACGCACAATAATAGTGTAGAACTAGTATGGGATTCTAGGCTACAATTTGACATATATTCGCTGTTTGCCACAAGATATAGACTTCATAAAAAAGTCTATACACACCATACAGTTAAAGGTTTTGAGTATATCATCATTGAAATTATGAAACAATTATCACAACACTGTGCCGCGTCCGGTGGTTTACCTCTAAGCCAGCAACCGGATAGCATTGTAACACAATTTTGCTATAATAATAACAATCATCCATTAGCAAAAAATCTGATGTCAAGAAACCATCCAAAATTAGTAGGTGAATTAATACTAAAAGATAAAATGTTCGAAGAGCCAGTTGAACAGTTACGGATTATATTTGACTTGTTTGTGGAAGAATTAAAAATCGGTTTTGTAAGTGGTAATAATAAAAATCCATTAGAAAATATTTATTACTATAAAAAAGGGAAAGAAAATGAAACACCATTTAAAGTAAAACTATCAGAAAGCAGTTTTATAATTCCTGAAAAATTTCAAGAAAGAATTGTCCGCGTGTATAAAACCCCCGAATCTTCGCAATCGGAAGCAGAAGAATTTTGGAATGAATTAATAAAAAAATATAATTAAATACAGTATATCAAATTATAACAAAATGAATCACGAAAACCGCATAAGAGCGGCTTGGTGGGATCGAAAAGAAAGAAAATATGATTACGGTTGCTGGCATAATAGGTCTAATTTACCAACACTGCGACAGTGGATAGGTTTACAAAATGATTTATACCCAACTGTTTTTTATTGGGTTGAAGAAAACAACGATAATACGGTAATAAATTTAAAAATAAAGCAAAAAATAAAGCAAAAAAAAACAAACAATAAAAAAAAAACAAACAATAAACCAACAATAAAACAAAAAATAAAGCAAAAAAATACAAAAGATAAAAAAAAAATATATACGAACCATGATTTTGTAATTATTAATGATATGGAAAGTGCTATATAGAAATTAATATTACACCTAACAACTTTTAAATTTTCCAATGGCTTCATCGAGCTTTGTGTTTATTTTATCAATATTGATTGACCCTCCGTTATTGTTGTGTGTTTTCAAACTTTTAATTAAAACAACAAACGCCATAATGTCAATAAAATGGTAAAGTTTTGTTTCCGGCACTGCCTTATTTAAATCTTTAATAATAATATCCATACACTGCGTAGCGCTCATTGAAGTATTTTGAGATTTATACGCACAAGCAACGCAATGACAAATAATTTTAATAAAATGTTTTTTTATCATATTATCTAAAGCATGATCAACCGTGTTCACAAAGTCACTTATTTTCTCAAAAGAAGTACGATAATCATCATTCTGAACATTATCTAATATACTAATAGGGCTTTCCCCTCGTTCCCCGTCACTCATAATTCTATCTTGTTCCCCGTCACTCATAATTTTCCCTGTTTTTATTTAAAATTAACTTTTAATTTTCAACTTCAATTTTACTACCACAAAATATAATATTATAATATAGTACAAATGAGTGAAGCAAAAATTTTAGAAGAAATATTACCCATGTTAAAAGTAAAATTTAAAGATACCGAAGTTAATGCGGAAAATTTAATTACCATTTTACGTTTCGCAATGGAAATAGTAGAAACAACAGAAGCCAAAGGAGAAGAGCAAAAAAAATTAGCAATCAAACTTGTTCGTCAAATGATAGTAGATGCGCCAATTAAAGATGAAAAAGAAAGATTACTACTAAACATACTAGATAATGGTATTTTATCAAGTACAATTGATTTAGTAGTCGATGCTTCCAAAGGTAATGTTAATATCAATAAAGTTGTTGAAGTAGCCTCTACTTGTTGTCTTTCTTTTTTACACCTTTGAACATTTAAAATGCCTATTTTAGCCATTTATAAGTAGTATGACCAATACTATTATTTATTTCATAAACACTATTATCGTCGATAGAAAAACAATCTATTGTCGCATTTATTAAATAATCATCTCTTACAATATAAAGTAATTTTGTATTTGGGTCCCAATCACTTATATAAGTATTGTGAGAATTTAAAGATCTCATATGTGGATTATGTCTATCATAATACGAAACAGCATCTTTTTTTGTTTTGAATTTTCCCTTCATATAACCAATGTGTTTAATTTTCCCACCTTGTGCTAACCAACCATTATCTCCTTCTTTTTCTGTAATAAATTCTAAAACTTCTAGAACGTAGTTAGATTTTGCCATTTTATTATAATAATAAATTATCTTTAAATATTTAATATCCGGCGTTTTAAATGTTCAAAGGTGTAAAGAAATAAATGTAAGTGAAATTTACGATATTAAAGATAATTAATATAATTAATTTAATGAAACTAATTATATTACGTCATGGTGAACGTGAACCACATCACCATCATTACACGACGTCGCTCACCGAGAAAGGTAAACAACAAGCTAAAAATTTAGCGAATACACTACCACATGACATTGATCAAATTTATTGCTCTGCTTTTATTAGAACAGTAAATACTATCGCCCCTTACTGCGAAAAATACGGTAAGAAAATAAAGATTGAATACTCATTTTATCAAAATTGCTGCATGCCCGATTATAAATACAAGGACTATTTGTGTAATAATAAAAATCTATTAGAAAATCTAAAAATTAAAAATAGTATAGAAAAAAATTATACTAGTAAAATATTAAGCTCCAATATCAATTTTAACCCAACGACAGTTGACATTAATAATCGCGTTTTTCCATTTATTTATAAATTATGTAAAACATACAGCAAAACAAATGAAACGATATTAATTGTAACACATAAAATAATTTGTAATACAATTAAAAAATTTTTCGATAAAAATATTGATATAACTAGCGATTTCCCACAAGGACATTATGAAGAAATAATGGTAGATGACAAATGGAAACCAGTTTAATCATATTCACCACTGGCATATTGGACAACCCAAGCCGCCGCGATAAGATTGTACTTTTCCCTGTTATGGATATACAACTCAGCCGCGTCAGGAACAAGGGGGTCGTCTGGGTTAGGTTCGTCCAGCAAAGAACAAATAGAAAGCAAAACTTTGTTAATTGTCAGAGCCGGACTCCATTGATCTTTTAAAATATCCAAACATATACCACCACCGCTGTTAATATTACAGTGATAAATCTTTGTTATAAATTTGATTTTTGGTGGTTTAAATGGATAGTTAGCTGGAAAACGGATATCTAAAAAAAAGAGACCTCCGTGATATGGAGTGTTTACTGGTCCCGTAATGGTTGCTGTCCAATGAAACATATCGTCGTCAGTCGGCCCAGCACTACAATTAGCAGGTGGATCGGCAGTTAAATCTTCTAATTCTTTTTTTATTCTTCCAATTGACATTATTGTTATAATATATAATGTCTTCTCTAATTCAGTTTAAATAAAAATATATAAAATCTTCCCTGTATTGTAGAAGATTTTATATTTGCTATAATCGTAATTTTTTTTATTATTTATTTTTTAAGAAGACTATAACCTATATATGTTGTTCCACCCCACCGGATATTTTTTTTTTGAACATGCGCCCTCGAAAACGACCGCAGGTCCCAATACACATGCGCATATTGCTAATATAATAAATACAATAAACGCAATAATATTCATAAAACCGGTACATGTTGCGGAAGTTTCACAAACCGCAATAAAAGCACCAGCCATTAAATCTACGACGATTTCAGCAATAATATTATCGTCATCATCGTCAGCCATAACTGGTAAAATAAATAAAAGCCCTATTAAAATTAGGAAAAGAGTATTTCGTGTTTTGATCATTGTTTTTGTGTTAATTATTAAGTTTTTGAATTGGTTGAAAATAAAAAAATAATTTTTACTTCAAATTTATTAACTAAATTCAATTAATCTTTGTAAAACATAATCCCTCATTACATCGTAATCTGTAAATTTTGTTTTGTAATTAAACGGAGAGTGTGTTAATGGAAATGATACTTCCCACTTATTACTGTTTGAATTATGGTTTATAGAAATTTGCGTGGTTTCATCGTCTTTTCTGGCGTATTGAAAACCAGTAATATCATTTTTAATTTCGAAAAATTTTTTGGCCAACAACATTTTTTCAAGTCTAAGAAGCATAATTACAATAATATTGTATTTTTGTCTTAATTCAATTTTAAAATTAATATATTAGTAATAAAATAATTTCTATTAATAAAGTTATTTAATAATAAATTGAAATTAATTTAATTTTATGAAAATAAACAACTTACATATAACACAAAAAAATGACAGATACACAAGCCGAATATTGCGTTATATGTTCCGATGAGTTAACACTAAAGAATGTAGTCAACTCCATCTGCGGTCACCAACAATGTAAAGATTGCTTTTGGAGATGGGCGAAAACATCAAATCAATGCCCGTTTTGTAGAGCCGATATGATACCTCGGGATAGGAAAAAAGAATTGGAAATGAAAAATATGCTGGAACGTCGTTTGGAAGTTTTAAATGAATTAGATAGTTTGTATAGCGAGGAACTAACAATAACCGATAGTTTAAAACAAAAAAAAATACGTTTAAAATCAATGGAACAACAACACGATGATTTGCGCTGTAAAATCTATAAAAAAACAAATATTTTAGAAAGAATTAACGAATGGGAAAATGATCCCGAATTGGCAATGAATACATGGAAAACCGATAACGAAAGATACATGGCTATGAAAAAAGAAAGAGACCGTAATATCGAAAATAATAATATTCGTTTACAATTTGTAAATTGTTTAAATGAGTTTGAAGAAAAATGGAGAAAAGAAAAAAATATTAAAATCATACGCGGGACATCTAAAAAGCATAACCAAGTTCCTATTTTAAATTTAAATATAAATCAAGTATCAAAACCATGGGTATCTGTTCGTGGAGACTTTGAAACAATGGACAGAAATTTATGTCAAAGCCCTTCTTATTTTACTAATACATTTGATACAATTGGAATGTCTAATTCAACCGAGTTATCGACTTTGGCCGATGGTTTGTTTTCACCGCCACCCGATAATAACGCCTATGGAAATATATTAAGCTACGATACAATTTTTCCAAACATCCCGAATTCTATTTCAAGAGTTTCGGTAAGAAGGAGAAGGCGGGTAAATCCAAATACTCGAAGAATGGTCTTGCTTAGATAATAAAACTTTAAAATAAAAAAGTTAATTTACAAAAATATTCAATAATAGCTAATTATATATTATATTACACATTATATTTACACATTATATTACAGATTATAACCAATTACATAGAAAGTGGTGAAATAAAACCGATAATATGGTTTCTTATATCGAGAGGAATTTTGTATCCCGGTAAAAAGTTATAGTATTGAATTGTAGAATTTTCAGCTCTTTTTTTCAAATCTAATAAGTTTTTTTGGAATTTCTGTAAATATCTAATTTCACTAACATAACCCGGATAATCACAAGGATACTCATCAATTATTTGTGTTAAATTAGGGATAAAGTTTTCGGATATTTTTTTATATACCATTTGTAGAAATATACTCCATTCTATATCCGCCTCCATTTCATCATAGTGCCTCAATATTTTTAATATCAGAGGTCTTAATGCTCTACATTTTTCATACTTACTAGAGTTTTGGTTTTGTTTAGTAAAAGATTTTCGTTGAGATTTTGAAATTGAATTAATTAATTGTTGATTTGACATATTTATTGTGTTTTGAGTAAAATACTATTCAATAAAATATTAAAATGTACATCAATTTAAAAAAAAAATTATAGTAAAATTAAAAAAATATATATATACATATATTATAAATATGAGTTCAAAAGGCAACGGCGAAACAAAACAAGGAAACGGCGAAACAAAACAAGGAAACGGCGAAACAAAACACCAAAGAGTTGTTCAAAGGATAAATGCTAATAAAGCACGTTCAGTACAAAGACATGGCCAAGGACCAAGTTTTGCGCAAAGAGCTGTGTTGGATCCAAGAGCACGCACTTATATGACAAATTTTGATCCTCTCCATGATAGAATTACCCGCAGGATGCTTGGTGAGCAAGCTGGGTCTCAAAATCCTTTATTGCGTTCCATAAGAAATGTCTCGCACCAAAGAAGGGCAAATTTAGGAAAAGATATTAATCGTGTAACTTTAGGTAAACGCATGGCATTAAATACCA